CCGGTGATGCGGCCTGGGCGACGTGCTGGTTAGTCCGCGACAGTCGCGAGTTGCTTGGCGATGAGCTAGCGCGCGACCTTGCCCGACGCATACCCGACTTGCCGGGTCATGCAGCCAAGGCGACGTACTGGTTAGTCCGCGACAGTCGCAGATGGCTTGGGGCCGAGTTGGCGAACGAACTGCAAGCGCGCATCAAGAAGCTAAACCGGTGGTGATGTATGCCGGAGACCAGGCCCGCGGCGGCCGACGAATCGCGCACGCTGCGGCAATGCCGGGACTGGATACGAGCACGGCTATCGGTACCTGGCGGAGAAGCCGCTTTGGGAAGCTCGCCGGACCAACGGACCGAACTGCCTGTGATGAATAAGCAGAACGGAAATGGGGTTCGGTTGTGCTCGCCGATTCACTGGTTCGGCGGCAAAGGGAAGATGCGCGCCAAGCTGCTGCCCATTCTGGAGGCGATTCCACACCGGATCTATGTCGAGCCGTTCGGCGGCGGGGCCAGCCTGCTGATCGCCAAGCGGCCGGCGCTGGTGGAGGTCTACAACGATATCGATCAGGGGTTGGTCGACTTCTTCCGGCTGCTGCGCGATCCGGAGCAATTCCAGCGCTTTCGGCGGTTGGTGGAACTGACGCCCTATGCGCGGGCGGAATACGACGACTGCCGGGCGACCTGGGAGTCGTGCGACGATCCGGTTGAGCGGGCGCGGCGCTGGTTTGTCGTGGCCCGGCAATCGTTCGGTGGAATGTTTGGTAAGGGGTGGGGTTCGATGATCAAGCCGCGTCATGGCAGCAAACACAAGACGACTGCCGCGTGGCAATCGACAGTGGCGCGACTGCCGGAGGTTGTCGAGCGCCTGCTGGAGGTTCAGATCGAATGCGCGGACTGGCGCGTGATTCTGAAGCGCTATGACACGCCGAAGACGCTGTTCTATTGCGATCCGACATATCTGCATTCAACACGCAAAGCTCACAGGTACGCGCACGAGTTGAGTGACCAGGACCACGACGAACTGATCGCGGCGTTGCTCGGGCTGAAAGGGCAGGTAGTCATCTCGGGCTACGCCAAGCCGCTGTACGCTCGGCTGGTAACGGCCGGGTGGGAGCGGCGGGATTGGCAGACGGTCTGCCACGCGGCCGGGCGGACGCGAGCGACCGGGATCCAGGGTAAGAGGTCCGCGTTGCGGATGCAGCCGCGGACGGAATCGGTGTGGATCAAGCCGCATGCGCGAGACTGGGGATTGTTCAGCGATAGACGGATGGAGCAAACCAAATGAGCCCTCACAGCCCGCGCCCGTCTCGTCGGCTTTCGCTGCGGATCGTCCGCAGCCCCGACAGTGTTCGCCAAACCGCGGGCGCGGGCATTGTGTCCTTCAGAGAAGCGAAGATAAGTTGCCAGAACGTATCCGACAGATTCAAATCAAAGCAATCCGCAAGCTTCAGCATGATGAATTGTTGGCGCGCGTGTGGGACGGCTTTAAAGACTAGGCGAATAAACTCTTGCGGAGACGCACTTAAGGCGTCATAATCAGCTCGGAAAAGATCGGAGAATGTTATGGCTGATGTGCCCGCCGAGAAAACGCCAACAAAAGCCGGAGAGCCCGGAAGCGAGCGTGACGTACGCGGTCGCTTCGTCCGGGGCAACCCGCGTGCCTTCGCTCCCGGTGCTCCTGCTGGTCCCGGCCGACCGCGCAAACCAAGCTACGGCAAGCTCTCCGCAAAGGTGAATGCGAAGAAGTGTTCCGCGTTCCGTTGGTCTACAAAGCTCGCTGAAGGCTTGGGGCTTAACCCGGAGACGATGACGATCGGCTTGGCCTTGATTCACGCCGACAAGCGTAACAGGGCGATAGGGCGCGTTGGGTATTTGGTAGAAGAAAACCAGCGTACCGAAGGGCCGGTCAGTGGCACCGAAGGCGTTGGTAATATCGACTTCGCCCTGTTAGTGGCCCGGCTGGTAGCCCAGCACTTGGAAGGGGAATCGCTCCTGCGCTTCAATACCGAGCTTGAGCATATGCTTACAGGCGGTGGCAACAATGGCACCAACGGCAACGGCAATGGCGCGGCGCAGCTCATTCATGCCGGGCGATTCACTGGCCGTACTGCATGAGGCGTTGCGGCCGTACGTTGCCCAGCAGTCCTATCACCAGCCGGGTGGCTTGACCCGATTCGCGCGTGAACAGCTTGGTGTACACTTCTGGCGTGGCCAGCGGCAGGCGGCGCGCCTGATCGAATCCGCCACGCCGATAGTTGCTGTCAAGACCGGACACGGCGTCGGCAAGACGCTGCTGGGGAGCGTGACAATCTGTTGGTGGCTCGTGACGGGTGGACCGGGCACTGTGGTCGTCACCTCGGCCCCGACGAACCGCCAAGTTGAGGAGCTGCTCTGGCGTGAAGTGAACACTCTCTGGCTGCGTTCGCCGTTACTACGTAGCCTGGGCTCGCCGCTACAGCGTGAAGTTAAACTCGGCCCGGACTGGGTAGCTTACGGCTTCAGTACCAACGAACCGCAGCGCTTCCAGGGCTGGCACGCCCCCCGGCTACGCTTCCTGATCGACGAAGCCAATGCCTTCCCTGAGCACCTGTGGGCGGTTATCGATTCGTGTATGACCGGAGGGGATCAGAAGCTGGTGATGTTCGGCAACCCGATTGTATCGGTCGGCCGGTTCTTCCGTACGTTTGGTGACCCCAAAGCGAGCAGCTTAACGATCGGCGCGCGCGAACATCCGAACGTGCGCGCCGGCCGCGAGTTGATTCCGGGCTCCGTAACTGCCGAGTGGATTGAGAGCTTCGAGCATCGGTACAGCAATCAACCGGACATGATCGGCTCGCGTATCGATGGCCTGTTCCCCTCCGGTGGCGGCAGCCGGGGCATTGTGCCACTCGACTGGCTCAGGGCGGCCCGTAACGTAAAGGCGGCTACGCTACGCCCTGTAGCGCTTGGCGTTGACGTTGCCCGCTATGGCGAGAACTTCACCGTGCTGACACGCCTTGCGGGCCAGCGCATCGAGAGGCAACAGGTGTGGTCGCGACAGAGCACTACCCGCACGGCGGAGATGATCGCGGTGGCGTACGCGGACATGCAGGCCGATGCCATTGTGGTGGACGATCCCGGCGTCGGGGGTGGCGTGACGGACATTCTCCGCGACCGCGGCCTGCCGGTGGTCGCATTCAACGGTGGTGAGAAAGCGCTTGAGCCGGCACGGTTCGTGAATCGCAACGCCGAAGCGTGGTGGGCGCTCCGCGAGGGGTTTGAGAACGGCTTGTTCGAGTTGCAACTTGCGGAATCCGAGATGGACATGCAACTCGCCGCGCGTAAACATTTTATACGCGCCGATCGTAGAATCGAGCTGGAGAGCAAAACCGACTTCGCCAAGCGAACGGGCATGCCTTCACCTGATCATGCCGACAGCTTGGCAATGGCGGCCTGGTGGGTTATGAGTCAGTGGCGGGAGTTGGCAGGTGCATAATGTCACACTTACAGCGAAACCTGGCGACGGCGCTTAGCTTGTTGTTCCTGCTGATCGTTCTGTACGTTGGCATCGCGTTCCTGGTGTACGCCTTTCGGCACCCGGAGCTTACGGATACGCTACGCTTGTTGCACTGGCGGGACGCCCTTAGCTGGAGGAGGTAAGACCGATGCTCGGAATTGTCCGTGCCTGGTATGGCGCCAAGCGGGCCGAGTTGCAAATGCGTCGCGAGGCGGCCAGCCTACAGGAGAGCCTGTTTAACAACTACAACGACATCGCGAATCGCTACGTCGATGTTGATCGGCTTATGTACGGATTCAGTGACGGCCTCAGCTCAACGCTAGCGCCCAATGCTCGCCTGGCTGGATTGCAACGGGCTCGCGACGAATCCCGCGAGTTCGTCCGGGTAAACGCACATGCCCGGAACGTGTGTACCCAGATTGTGAACTTTACAGTTGGCGCCGGGTTTGCCGTTCACTTTGAAGACGCCGCACAGGCGATTCGCTGGCATAAGGACAGCCGTGCCCTGCGTTGGCCGAAGCGCCGGCGGGAGATTGTGCGCAGGCTTGTCAGGGAAGGCGAAGCCTACCTGCGGCGTTTTGGCAATGGAGACGGCACAACCGTACGCTTCGTGCAACCGGAACACCTCTACACCCCAACCGGCCAAATCGACAACATTAAAGGTGGGCTATGGCAAGGCGTGGCCTTCGATCCCGAGGACGTGGAAACCGTCCTCGGCTACTGGATTAACGAGGAGTACGTGGACGCAGGTGACGTGTTCGTGTTCCGCGATCCATTCAGCGACACAACGGCCATCCGGGGCTGGCCCATGATTTATGACGCCATCCCGCTGATCGAACAATACCAAATCTGGGTTCAAACGCGGGGGCGATTGAATCAACTTCGGTCGGCAATCGTCGCGATGCGCAAGCACACCAACACTACGCCTGCCCAACTCAGCTCATTTGCGGACGCGGTGAAGACAGGCACACTGACGCGCAAGTCGGGCGTCGCTCAAAAGTACACCGACAAGTGGCTGCCTGGAACAGTTATTGATGCGACCGGAGACATTGAATACGAGTTCCCGGCGGCTAAGATCGATGCCGGTTCGGCTGCCGACGATGGCCGTGCCATGCGGCTGCTGATCGCTGCATTCTTCAGTATGCCCGAATACTGGGTAACGGCAGACGCCAGCAACGCGAACTTCAGCTCTACGCTCATTGCGGAGAATCCGGGCATCATTGCCATGCGCTCATGGCAGGAGTTCTTCGGCGACGATGTACAGCAGTTCGTGGACTGGTGGTATGGTTCGCCGCAGGCGACGAAGGTGAAGTTCCCGAACCTGGTCATGCGCGATGAGTTGAAGCAGACACAGGCACAGGCCATCCGGCACGATCATGGGGTTATCAGTCGGGAGACTTGGCAGGAACAGGAAGGGATCGATCCGGAGATTGAACGCGAGCGGATGGCCCAAGGTGGCGAGGAGGCGTAATGGCTGTTTCATCGACGGAATGTTTCAGGCTATTGAGCGTGAGCTGTGTCGGTAGGTGAACAGTGCCGACGCGAACGATTAACGACCGGGTGGCCGATGCAACGCTTAAGCACGCCCACAATATAGCCTATCTCGAGCGCGATGCACTGGAGGCGTTCACCGAATCCGTGCTCGCGGCGTGGGATGCTCAGACGGATGATAACCGCGTACCGGGCCGGGAGGAGCTAGCGCAGCTTGTGCGGCAGGCGATGGCGGCGGGGCGCTCGCGGTTGCGGATGTACTTTATCGAGATTGTGCTAGTGGCTAGGCGTGCCATCGGTGGCGTGTTGGCGAAGGCAAGTGGGGGGCTGCTGACGGAAGGCTTGGCCCCACTAGGTATCTTGGAGCGAATCATCACGGCGAGCCCGCTGTTACAGCGGGCTGGCGTGCATGCGCCCATGACACGTGAGCGCGCTGAGGGGATCGTCGATGGCCTAATGCGGGACAAGCGTAGCGTGTTCCAGCGGTATGACCTGGATGCCCCAGCCCGTCGCCGGCTGGGGGAGATAACTACAGAGGGCTTCAGCAAAGGTCGGCTACCCCGCGAGATTATGTCCGACGTGCGGGACGCGCTGGGAACAGAGCGGCACTATGAAACCTTCGCGCGCACAGTGATACAGGAGGTGAACGCCAAGGCGACGGACACGCTCATTCAGGACAATCAGGACGTGCTCAACGGTGTCCAGTATATGGCCAGCCTGGACGATCATACGTGCCTGGTCTGTGCGGCGGCGGATGGGCGTTCGTATTGGTTTGACCGGCAAAAGGGGCAGGACTCATACGAGTCGCGGCCGCGCGTACCGCAACACTTCCGCTGTCGATGCACCTATGTTCCGACGGTAAAGAGCCTCCGCGAGTTGGGTATTAGCCGCAAGGAAGTGCCGGACAAGGTAGCGCGCCAAATGACCGGTGGGCCATCACAAGGCATGACCTATTCGGCCTGGTTATCAAAACAGGCGGAGGCAACTCAGCAGGCTATTCTCGGGCGGGGCCGGTTTGAGATGTACAAGCGGGGTGTGCCGATTGATCGCTTCACAGTGGGGCGGAATATCACCACACTGGACGATCTGGAGCGGCTAGCCGATGCCGGAATCAAAGCGCGCGAGGTGGCGATCCCGAAGGTGGCCGGCCGCGCTGCAGACTTGGCTCAACAAGGTTTGCGCTCTGGGGAAGCCCGGTACGTTGCAGCACGGGCGCATCCGTTCGCCAGTGAGCCGGGACTGGAGATGCTCGGGCCGAAGGTGTCCGGGCATATGGAACACGCACTGGAGAACTTGCCACCCGCCGCACGCGAGCAAGCCCGCATGCGCTACGTTCAAAAGGCACGGTACACGAAAACTGCCGAGGGCGCGGTCAAGCGTGAGGCATGGCAGGTAGCGCAAGTTACAGGGCTAAATGCGCCGCAACTGGAGGCGGCAGGTAGGCGGCTGATCGACATGAACGTCGGGGCGGAGCTTCGTGTGCGAGGCGCAAAGCTCGGTTGGCGGAAGCGGTACCTGAATATCTGCAAGACGGAGAGCGGCTACCTGGAACGGCTGGCCGGGCAACGCATGCGGGGTGGCATAAAGGTGGAAGTGTTCCAGCCGAGCATGGGCGGCAAGGTCATCACCAAGCCCGTGCCAACCCCGAAGGTTGCATCTCGCATTGCAAAGCCACGCCCGAAGCCAAAGGTGACGATACAAGCTACGCCGGCGCAACAAGCGGAGAAGATTCACGCCGCGATTCAAAAGCAAGTTGTCGAATCCACGGATTACAAGCGGCTTGAAAGATTGCGGCGGCTTACACCGTCGAAAGCCGAGCTAAAGATGCAGGCAAATCAACTTAGCAAGGCAAGTACGCTTAAGGGGGAGATCGCAAAGTTCAACCGTGCGTTGACAGGTGCTGATCCGGCTTTGTTAAAGCAGCGTGGGAAGACTTGGCTTACCACACATGATAAGGTGTTTCGGAGCCGTCTGGCGAAGATTGAAAGCGAAATGAACCGGTTCGCGCGACGGCAAGTGAGACGAGGGAGCGCCATACGGCGCCTGGAGAAAAGTACTCAGGCAAAGTTTAACAACATGACGCGTCTATCGCCGAAGGCCCGCATGAAAATCGATAGCCGCATGGATTTTGAGAAGGACTTTGGCAAAGCCGCCCGTAGCAAGGCCCGCACGGCCGCTTGGCAACGCGAGATGCAAACTAAGGTCGATGACGCAGCAACGTGGATGGAACAACACGTCATCCAAGGTGAAGGATTGAAAGCCGGCCAAACGTCACGCATCGCCACGCACGGCATGTCACATACGAAGGCCGGCAAGAGAGTACGGGCGTATCATCGCAAAGGTGAAATCTGGGTAAGCCGGGCCGATGATACCTCCAAAATCATCCACGAGATGGGACATGCGATTGAAGAGATGAGCCCCAAACGGCGGCAGCTTGCGAAAGAGTTTCTGGCTCGCCGAACTGAAGGTGATACTGCCAAACGGCTAAGCGCTATCCGCCCAGGCCAGGGCTATAACGCAGCTGAGATGGCCAAGCCGGACAAGTTTTTCGACCCGTACTGCGGGACGATTTACGAGCACGAGGCTACCGAACTGGTATCGATGGGCATGGAGCGGATGTACAAGGACGCTGCGCGGTTCGCGCTTGAAGACCCTGACTATTTCAAGTTTGTGTTGCAGGTTGCGAGAACGCCATGACAACGGAAGAGGGTTACACAATCCGTCTCGGCCAAGAGGCTGGCGGTGTGGAAGCTACTGTGTTTGCCGGCGAGTGGGCATCCGCCGACCCCAGGCTAGAGGCACTTCTGCGTACCTGGATGGCGTCGCGCCCTGTCCGGTACGCGCCGGACCCGGACGCACTAGCCGCCCGACAGGCGGCGGATATGCTGGGCGGCGAGCTGGTGACAGCCATTCCCGCTGTAGAATATGAGCGGGGCGTCACGTACTGACCAATGAACATTTCTGGAATAGCTATTGACAGCCTACTCCCCGCGGGTACAGTCTTTGCGCTGGAACACGTTAGGAAACGCCATGCCGGTGACAGCGAATCGAAAGGCCGCGTCTTTTGCTAGGGCACGCATCAAAGCGGGAGATGTAAATGAATCCGGAAGCTGGTCATTCACGTCCACCGACAGCAGCCGCTTGCTTGGTGACCCGCCCAACTGGGCCAACTACAGCCGTGCCTTCCTGGGCCTGGAGCCCAGCGCGCCGCCGGATACCAAAGCTCACTATAAGTATCCGCTTGGCAAGGCGCGCAATGGCAAGTTCGTCGTGTATCGAGCGGCCCTTGCGGCGATTCGCAGCCGGGCGTCGCAACAGAACGCGAAGGCCGTGTTCGATGCTGCCGGCCGGTTGATGGACGCCATGGAAAAACCGGCAGAGACACAGGAGCAGGTGATGCAGTTTACCGAGATTGTTGACACCGGGCTGGCCGGCCGGATAGACATTGAGAAGAAAACCGTCCACGATGTAGCCATTCTCGGGCCACAGTCGGCCAACGGCCGGACCTACAGCAAGCGTGCGCTTGAGGACGCGGTTCGCGTATTCGAGGGGGCGCGGGTCTACGTCAATCACCGCAGGCGGTCAAACGGGCGTACCGAGCCGCGAGACGTGCGGGATTACTTGGGCCGGCTGGAGGGCGTACACCTCGCCGGCGACGGCAAGGTTCGGGCGGATAGCCTACACGTTGTCAATGAGAATCACTGGCCACTCGTCCAGATCAGCGAACGCGATCCGGCGGCGTTTGGCTTGTCAATCGATGGCGAAGGCGTTATGCACGGCCGCGAGGTGGTAAACATTCGCAAGGCGCATAGCGTCGATCTGGTCAGTGAGCCGGCCACGCTGAAGGGGCTTTTTGAGGACGTTACCACGGAATCGGAGAATACAGAAATGGACTGGGATGCAATCACGGTCGATGACCTGAAAGAGCACTGCGGCGAGCTTGTCACCACCCTGCAAGAGGAACTCACTGAGCGGCTCAAAAAGGACGCCGGTGGCGAAGGCGACAACAAGGGCGAAGGTGAACAGAAGTTGCAGGAACAGATCGATTCGCTCAAAAAGGAACTGGATGATGCACGCCAGTGTGAGACCGTGCAAATGGTGTTGCGCGAGGCGCGCGTCTCCGAGTGTGCCGAGCCGCTTATGCGGGCGCTTGAGCAGTGTGCAGACGCCAAGGCGATGCGAGCGTTGCTGGAGGCCACCAACGTCAAGAGCAGCCGCCCACTGAGCCGGCCGCCGGACTTGAAAGCGAAGCCGGATGCCCAGCACGCCAAAAGAGACTTGCTGGAGTGTTGGGCCGGCCCGGTCAAAAACGAAGTCTGGTAGGGACCGCCCGTAGGTACCCTCGGACATACTTTCACCAACCTGACCCCGGCGCCTCCGTAGTGACTGGGGTCAACAGGAGTAGCAAACATGGCAGGCAGACACATACGCCGACCGGCCAACACAGTTGAATGGCGTTGCGACGCGGACATCGACTTCGAGATCGGCGACTTGCTGTTCTATGACACAAGCGTCGAGTACGTCAAGCCGATGGCGGACTTCACGTGGGACACCAGCGAAGAGATTACGCGGCGAAACGCGATCCCGTACTTTGTCGGCGTTGCGGCGGAGAAGCGTACCGGCAGGGAGGCGAACGACTCGACCATGATCGTCGAGAGCGGGTGCGTGTTCTCGATGCCGATGACCAGCGGCACGCCGGTGGTCGGCACACTGCTGGGTTTTGAGAAGGCCTCTGGCGACACGCTGGAATCTCAGACACTTCAGATTGTGACCGACCCGGCTGACGCGATCGGTTACTGCGTCAAGCGCTACACGGCCGCGACAACGACTGTCGAGTGTGTGCTCTTCTCGCCGTATGATAGCGAAGGCGGTTTGATGGGGCGGGTCAAGGAGGTGTCATTCTTCGCTGACGAAACCGTTCTGGCCGCTGCTGGCAACGTTGTCACAGACTGGACATTCAAGCAGAACGTGTCGCTCATTGATGCGCGTGGTATCTTGGTGGTTCCGCCCGGGACAGCCAACGCGGTTCTGACTTTCAAGAATGGCGCAACTACATTGCAAAGCAGCTCATCTGACATCACATTGACGCTTGCGACTGCTGGCGCTGCGGGTGCTGTATCGAGTGCAACACTTGTTGGTGCGGACAGCGCGAAACATTTACTGGCCCACGACGATACATTTGACATTGTGTCGGATGGCGGAGCGACAGGCACTGGCAAGGCGATCGTGATTGTGCGCTACTTGATTACACCGGGTTTGGAGACTTAGTGAAGTAGGCCAAACAACATAGGCACCTTGGCGGGTAGCTCCCGCCGGCGGGGTGCCGCTTCACCAGCCTATGCGGAGGCGTGGTGGCCAGAGATGGCTGTCACGCCTCCTCTTGTTTGGCCTGAAGACTCGACAGCTAGGAGCAAGAACAATGATTTCAAGACTACGGGAGCACGTTGAGAACTACGGGCCGCAGGTGATGGCGGAGCGCCTGGTTGAAGGGCTCACAAGTGGCGACTTGCCTTGGCAGCGCTTCAGCCTCCGGCGAATGTGGGAAGGGTTCATCGGTGATGTTGACGATGTTCCTGCCATTATTCGCAGCGGCGGCCTGGGCGCCTCGCCGCTTGTGGAGCAGGTGCGCGCCGGCGCGTTTTCGGATGTAACCGGCCACGTTCTAATCAACCGCGTATTGGAAGGGTACAATAGCTACCCCAGCCAACTCAGCAAGCTGGTGACCAGTTACCCCTCTGACCAGCGGACGGAAACCATTGTCGGCTTCACCGCCGGCGACGGCCCTGCGGATGTACCCGAGGGCGAAGAGTATCCGTTGTCCACGATGTCGGATCGGGCGGTTGAGCCGCCCGAGCCCAACAAGCGTGGCTTTGCGATTCCGCTTACTTTCGAGGCGGTCAAGTTCGATCAGACCGGGCAAGTCACTTCACGCGCACAAGCCAACGGCAACAAGATCGCTGAAGACCGTGAGAAGCACGGCATTTACTCAATCACCGATCAGGCCGGCTACAAGTGCTTTTACCCGAAGGTCGGGGGCAAAGGTACGCAGACCGACCTCTATCGGACGGCCGCGGCCGGTGCGGCTTGGTACAACAAGTCCGTCACCAAGAGCGGCACAAAGGACTTGACCGACTGGACGGACATCCAGGAAGCCTGGTTATTGTTCGCTGACATGGTGGACGAGAACGGCGACCCGATCACGGTTGCGCCGACCACGCTGCTCGTTCCGCTGGCCTTGCTGCCGACGGCCGCGCAGATTGTGAACGCGACGGAACTCCGCAAGAGCACCGACACGGCCGCGAACATCTCGGTAAGTGCCAACGCTGTCATGCAGGCGATGGGCCTTGGTGGAATCACGATCGTGCCCTCCGTCTACCTGGACGCAATCGATGCGGCTGACTGGTATATCGGCGATCCCAAGCGCGAGTTCTTGGAGCGGGTCATCATCCCGACTGGCGTTGAGCAGGTTGCCGGCGATCCGCGGCGCGATATTGTGACGATGTTCATCGCGCGCCGGAAGAGTCAGGTCATTGCGAGTGACGACAAGTTCTTCATTCACTGCCCCGGCACGTAAGGGATGGCCGTATGTACACGCCCGGCAAGCGTGGTGAGGCTTGGCTTGGTGAGATTAAACACACCACGGTAAGCGCTCGTTACAACGCTACCCGCGTGTTGATCGCGGCCGTTGCCGGGAAAAGACTTGTGGTCGTTGCCGCTTCGATCATATGTTCCGGCCTTGTGGCCGGCACAATGGACGCGGTATTCAAGAGCGGCACGACCGCGCTGTCTGGCACGATCCAGATTGCCAACGCGGAACAGATTGGACTGGAGTTCAATCCAGCCGGCTGGCTTGTGACTGCGGCCGGTGAGGCACTAAACGTCACACTTGGCAACGATACCAGTGGTCATCTCTCCGGTTGGCTGCGATACGTGGAAGCATAGCTATGTACACTCCTGGCAAGATTACTGAGGCGTGGCTTGGCGAAGTCAAGAATGTTACCGTTGATGCGGCCTTCAATGGCACACGCCAGCTTGTCGCGGCCGTCGCGGGCGCAAAGATCATCGTGCTGGCCGGCTGGCTTATTTGCAGCGGCGCGGCAATGGACGCCGTGTTCAAGAGCGCGACGACGGCACTGACCGGCACAATCGAATTGGCAGTCGGCAGCATCATCAACCTGCCATTCAACGAGGCCGGCTGGCTACAAACTGAGGCGGCCGAGGCGCTCAACGTTACCCTTGGCGACCACACACCCGGCCTGCTAAGTGGGTGGCTACGGTACATCGAGGTGTAGTTGTGGCAACTGCGGCACAGGACATTGTAGATGCCATCGACCTGGCGATCTATAACAAGCTCAATGGCGTGTCCTGGGATGCGCTGACCGATCGGCGCCTGGGCGATCTAGGCATCACGCAATCCGCGACGGTTGCGGCGCTGCAAAGCCTGCGTGCCTATTACCACGCCCAGGTGAGTGCCGAGAGCGGGGGCGCCGAAGAGACGATCGTGATGTTATGACCACACAATGGGATGACTTGTTTCTCAGTACAGTCACTACGAAGCGCGTTACGCATGCGGCGAGCGGGCGGAGTGCGGCCGGCACGGACACGTGGGCGAATAGCCTTGTGGGTATTGCGGTTGCCATCCAGCCGCTAAGTGTACGTGAGCTGGAACAGTACGGCAAGGTCACTCCGCAGGCGGCCTACAAGATGTACACGGCGGCCGGTCAAGACATTCTCGCTCGTGACCGTGTACATGAGAACAGTACGGTCTATCAGATTGTGGGCGCGATGGATCAGGCTGGCATGGGCGAGGTGGACAAGTTCCTGCTCTCGCGGGCGATTGAGGATTGAGCCGTGGCGACGATCAGTAAATGGAAGGGCAAGGAACTGACCGAGCTGACCCGGCGGCGGGTTCATACCGTGCTGCGCGCCACTGGCATGCAAATGGTCCGGGACGTGAAAACGTCCATGACGGAGACACCGCCCGGCACGAAGAAAGGCCCCATGCGAACGCGCTCACGGCCGAAACAGCCGCCGGCCGTTCAATATGGGCATCTCCGCGCTTCTATCGAGATGGACGCCAGTGACCTGGACGCAGAGGACGTAGTGTACGTCGGCGCTACCGGGGCCGCTCCGTATGCGTTCTATCTGGAAATGGGCACGCCCAACATGCTGGCGCGCCCGTTTCTGCGGCCCGTCTTGGATCGCGTAAAACAGCCGTTGCAAGAGACGTTGAAAGGGATACTACCCTAATGGCCGTAGCGCTCGAGAAAATCCCGGATGCAATCTATGCCTGGTTTGCTGGCGATCAAGGAGCAGGCTCGGTCTATGCGGCCGTGTCCGGCCGGCTGTATTACACCGGCAGTGTACCTGAGAATACGGCCTGGCCTTTTATCGTGTTCCAGCGGATAAGCTCCGCGCCCGACTGGGCTCAGGGGTTGAATAACGAAACGGGCCGGTTCCAGTTCACGATCTTCACCGCCGACGATCCCGATGGCGGCGCCGCAGAGGCGATTGCCAGCAAGCTGCGCAATCGGTTCGACTGGGCAACCTTGACGTTTACCGGAAACGAGTACAGCACGGTCAGTATGCGGCCGGACGTGGCCACGGGGCCGTTGCCCGCCAACCCCGGCGAGACGGACAAGCGCTCGATGTTCACGCAAGACTATTTCTTTTGGATTCGTGAGGCGGGTTAGCCGCCGGAGGTATAGACCATGGCCAGCGGTGCTTATGCAGCCAAGACACTCACGGTGGCACTGGGCTCGATTCTGTTCCACGCCAAGAGCTTCACCTACACGGAAGGCAACCGTACCGTCGAGGTGACAAACGCAGATAGCGGTGGCAAGGAAGAGTTTGTACTTGGGCTGGAGTCGGCCATCACCGGTTCTGCGGATGGAGTCTGCTATGGCACGACCGAGCCCATTAAGCCCACGGTCGCCGTGACTGCCACACTGTTTGACGGATCGGCCACGAAGGTGCTCAGCGTTCTAATCACCGAACTGACCGTGACCGCCACTATTGACGGTGGATCGGATATATCGCTCAGTTTTACCGAGGGCGTCTAACAGGTGAGTAATGCCAACGCCGAAACCCGTTGTGTACATGCCCACACGCGGCCAGCCGCATATCTCGGTATTAGGCCGTGCCCAGATCGTCGCCGCCAAGGGCAACTGTCGCTTCCATGTAGTTGAACGCGAGCCGGTGACCTTGGCGCGCAACTCGTGCGTCAACGAGTTCCTCAAAGGGGACGAAACGCATTTGCTGTTTGTCGATGACGACACCGTACTCCTCTGCGATGAGACGGTGGAGCGGTTGCTTGCGCTTGACGCGGACATTGCCTCTGGTGTTGTGCCGTGGTGGCACAGCCCAGACAAACACATGATCGTCAATGTACAGAAGAATGGCGACTGGTTGGAGCCCTGGCCCACGGGCACGTTTGACATTACACATGCCGGCACGGCCTGTATGCTGATTGCCCGGCGTGTGTTCGATGCCATCGAGTACCCATGGTTTACATGGGAAGAGACTCGGGACGGCCGGCGCCAAGGTGAAGACGTGAGTTTCTGCGCTAAGGCGCTGCTACAGAACTTGAGCTTGCGCTGTGATGCATCCGTGCGGTGCGATCATATTAAGACCGTCTGCCTCGGGGACTTTTGCCCGCCGCACCCGGATGCACGGTCGAACGTTGACCCTTACTCCACACTTGTCCCGGTGCTCGCGGCGTGTGCCGCGGCAACTAGCGGCCCGGTCCTCGAGTTGGGCGCCGGTTGGTACAGCACGCCGTTACTGGCCAGCCTTTGCCGCGGGCGCAAGGTGCTCTCGCTGGAAAGCGATATGCAGACAATGCAGGCTCTACAGCCGGTCGTGTCGGATACCGTGCAATTGCGCTTTGTGGTGGACTGGGCAGAGGCCGAGAGTATCGACAAACCCGGCTGGGGGCTGGCCGTTATCGACCACAAACCCCCGGCACGACGCCGCATCGACCTAGAACGGCTTCGCGACAATGCCGCGGTCATTGTCATACACGACAGTTCGGAGCCGATGTATCAGTTAGAAGACGTTTTGAAAACGTTTCAGTTCCGTCGCGACTATACCAAGCTCCAGCCGCATACGACCGTGGTAAGCAATACCGTTGACCTTGACGAGCTTTTGGGGGCCGAATAGGAGACCAGAGCGTGAGCGAGAAGTCATCGCTAGACCAGTTGAGTGGGCAGCCAGTAAGCATCACAATCAACGGCAACCAGTACCAGTTGTCTCCGTTGACGCTGGGGGACATCGCTGAGTTCGAGAAACACTTGCGGGATGAGCGGCTGGAGACCTTCTATGCGAACATGGCGCACTACCCGCTGGAGACGCAGACGCAGGTGTCTTTGCGTCTTCTGCGCGGCGCCTTCGGGCTTGACGACGTGTTCGACAACTTGGCTTCTATCGCCGGGGCACGTTGGATTCTCCTTCGCTCGCTTAACAAGAAACATCCAGCGCTGTCCGAAACGGATTTGAGCTTACCGTTGTCCGCGCTGGCGGATGTTGTAAACAAGTTGCTATTGGTGAGCGGGTTGGTCACCCCGGAGGATGTCGCAAACCCTCCGGCGGCGGGCGCGGAGGCGGGTTCGGCCCCGACTGGGGAGAAATCATAGCCTCCCTGATGCACCTGTATGGTATGACCTTTGCACAGGTATATGACTTGACGATGTTGCAAGCCAATGTACTACTGAGCAACGCGGAGCGGATAATCAAACTGAGGTCACCCTTCGGTGTCCACTGAACTCGGACAAGCTCACGTAACGATCGGTGCCCGCTTTGGGGCATTGCGGAGAGGCTTATCCGCTGCGCGCGGCATGGTCAGCAGTGCGATGGGGGCTATCACGGGCACCATCGGCAAGGCTATGGAGGGCTTCAAAAGGTTGGGGGGCATTGGCGGCTTAGGACTAGCGGGCGCCGTCGGCGTGGGCGTGAAGAAGTGGGCCGACTTTGAGCACGAACTTGCGAAAGTCAGCACGATGCTGGACGCCCAGACAATGCCCTTAATGAAGGGTTTTCGAACTGAGCTGGAAGATATGTCGATGGCTTTTGGGCAGTCAACGGCCACGCTGACCGATGGGCTATACGATACTCTCAGTGCTGGTGTGCCAGCCGCAAAAGCAATAAACACCCTCAATGTTGCCGTGCGCGCCGCGGTTGGCGGTATGACCACCACCAAAAATGCGGCCGATGCGATGACCACGGCATTGAACGCCTTTCAGTTGGGGGCAAGTCGCGCTGCTGACGTTGCTGACGTGATGGCTCTTGTGGTTAATCGCGGCAAGATAACCTTCGACCAACTATCTGAAGGTCTCGGCGGCGTTGCCGGCGTAGCGGCAACCACCGGCATCACTTTTCAAGAGCTGGCCGCCATGATCGCCACGGCCACGCGCACGCTTAAACCGGCTGAGGCACTTACAGCGGTACGCGGGTTGTTGGTGGCGCTACTGGACCCACAAGAGGATGCCCTGAAGCTCGCGCGGCAGTACAACATTGAGTTAGGTTTGGAGCGTATACGGCGTGAAGGCGTAGTCGCAGTTCTCAAAGACATGCTGCAACTGAGCGTCAAGGAACGCAGTATTATAGGCGGCCGGATTCAGGGATTCACCGCTCTTGCGGCGATTCTTCAAGATGTGGCCGGGTTCGAGGAGGATGTACGTTTGGCGTTTTCCGCCGGTGGCCGCTCGATGGAAGCCTTCCTCAAGATGCAGAATACGCTATCCTTCCGCATGGCGCGCATGAAGGAATGGTTTGTAAACAAGCTCGTTAAACTCGGTGAATTCTCCGTCAAGGTATGGGATCGTGTCAAGGACCAATTGGCTATCGTCTGGCAGGGAATAGCTGAAGGCTTTCGGGGGCTGATTGCCCAGCTTGCGGACATGGTGCGCGGACCGTACCGGACACTGACAGAGGCGATGGGTGAGTTGTGGATCGGGTTCGCAAAGCATATGGCAACCGTTGATATACCATTTCGCAAATTGATTGTCATGCTAGGCGGTGGTTGGAATGCGGTCAAGTCTATATTGGACTTCGGTTTCGATTGGCTTGTCAATAAAGTCAACAATGTCATCAGTATTGTGTGGTTTGCCCTCAAAGCTGCGGCGCGTGGGATGGCGGCATTGGTCAAGCCGATAGGTCAGACCATCTTGCGAGAAATCGGCACAATCGCTACCAAGATTGCCGAGGCTTTTATCGCCACTTATAAGCAGGGCGGCATACTTGGCGGTTGGCAAAAGCAATTACTCGAATCGGGCGCCGCCATCTTTGCAAACCTCGGCTTGGCATTGACTCAAGGTGCTGGCCGTTTACCGTTCAAGCAGGCATTCGCGCAGGAATGGGATGCGATGGTCGCGGGTGTTGCTGATGATTGGCAACAACTGAAAGACACACTGGAAGATGCCCCGAAGTTCCCGATAGAAGACTTCGCGCGGCCTATACAGCGTGCCTTGCGCGAGCTGGACGCCGAGGCCATGCAGCGGATGAAAGACATAGAGACGAAACTGCGCGCAGCGGGTATGAAGGGCAAGGAGTTGATCGACAACTTAGGGGCGGCAATTGCTGACCTGCGGGCCAAGAATGTTGCCCCGGTGGGCGGCGCCGTCGGCAACCTAGGCGCGGCGGCCGGAACGAACGCGGGCGTAGCGGCGGCCCGCGTTCCCACCGGCATGGAGCGTTGGGGCGGCTGGAGTGCCGGTAG